TTAACCCCCGCTACGGCGCGATGCCTGCCACTGCTCAAACGTCATCCACTGCGGGATTGGCGGCTTCCACCCGTGATAGGTGTGCATCGTCAGAACCTGGTGTGCCCACCCAGTAGCCCAAATGATGTACTCCTTGGCCTCATTCAAATCCGACCGCAAACTCATTTCACGACGCCGAGCATCCTCACGCTCTGCATCAAAATCAACACGAATCTCATCAAGCTGAGTATCAAGCGACGTAATACGCGCCTTCAAATGCCGAACCGTCGCTTCCTCAAGCGTCCGCTCCCGACTAATAGATCGCTCCTGACGGCTCCTCAACCAGGCCGCCATACGCCCAATAATCCACAGCTTTTCCGCAGACTCCCGCGAAAAAATCGCCATAGGACCAAAAGTCAGCAGAACCAGCACCAGGACAATCGACCAACCAGAACCTCGGGGGAAAGCCTCAATAACCTCATTCAATAGCCCTCACCCCTCTTGCTCGCTGCATGACCCTCGTCCCCCACGCAACGCAGCCCCACACAATGGCGACAGTAAGGAACGACGTGGGAGTCCGCCACCCATCCCACGGCCACGTACTCACCATGCCCGCAAAATCAACGTTCCCAGCCTCTTCAGTGAAACGACTGACAGGTGTCCCCCGCTCAATCATCTTCAGCAGCAGCCCCCACGCCATCGCCCCGTACGTAGCCATGAGCAGCACGCTCCCGGTGATAATAGGTTCCGCACGCCGACGCCACATACCCACCAAAGTCAGCAAGCCACCGAGGAAGAAAAGGATTCCCCACGCCCACAGGGGCATCGCCTGCTCCACCACGGTGAGCGACTTCGTGGTCGTGTCCCTATCCCCCATCAGATGGTCAATACCGCGGTTCATCGCCTGCAGCGACAAGAGGCACAGCAACAAGGCCGACACGTCAGCTGGAAGCCCAGGAATCCAATCGCCCTTCCGCACGGTCAGTCCTCCAACCGATGCGCACCCTCATACGGCGGGAACTCCTCTACCGCATCGACAGGTTCAGATTCGCTAGTGACCGCCACACCGGACACTGACGTCAGATCAAGGTTTGCTTCCGCCCCTGCCTGCTCTAGACGGCCAGCCATCGACGGGGTAATCGCCCCCTTAGTGCCAGCATGGATGACAATCTGTGCCGCGCCGATGACACCAGCGATGAGGATATTCACCCATTCTGGACCATTGGACGCATACAGCGCCCCCAGGTTCGCGATCTGCAGGATCGTACCCGCAATGGCCGTCAGCGTGTCTTTACGACGAGTGAACCAGGACTGATTAGCCAGCGCTTTCTCTACCGATGCGTTGAATACCGAGGCCATCGTTAATCCTCCTGCGTGAGAGTGTCGATCTTCTTTTCAAGCCGGGCCACGTCCTGACGCAGCGCAGCCACGCCATCAACGAGCGTGAGATTCCCGCCACGTGGGTTTTTGCCCAGCTGCGCCCACCCTGGGTACTGGCCTTTATCTCGCCCGCCGGTGAGCTGTTGGCGAATGTCCTTCACATCAGACCCGATGGGGCCCACAAAAGCCGTGATGAAGTTGGTAATGCGTTTGACGATGTTCACGTCATTCTCCTTTGGTTTCGTCGATGATTGTGACTTGTACGGGGGATGATCGATGTACCAATTCACCTTCGCGCGAAAGGTGTTCATGTCCATGACCGCGCCGGATACTCCATTGCCCGCCCCCGGATCCCACTTCCCCTGAACTGCACGGGAGTATTCCCAGTGCGCGATAAGGGTTTGTGTGGTCGCGCGTTTACCCAGCTTCGTGAGAATCGCGGCGCAAATTCGGTAGTAGGCATCAAGCTCTTTCGCAGGCCACGGGCTAGTGCCGTCAGATTGGGCTTCAATACCGATGGATTCCCAGTTGGCGTTGTTTGTTTGCCAGCCGGGGTACCGTCCCCGTCCCGCGTGCCATGCGATACCCGCTCCGCAGATCGTGGCTACCCCATCACGTGATAGGTGAATCTGGGACGACAGTGCGTTGCCCAGACGAGGGTTACGGGCGATATAGTCCGCACTCGTGGCGTTGTGGCCAGTGTGGTGGACGATGATGCCCTTAATCGCCCCGAAGTCGCCATTGCCCCACAGTTTCCACCCGGGTCGTTCCCGAACCGTCACGCCGAAGGCTCGTAAGACATCCGGTAACCAAACTGGGTCTCCCCTCCAATTTGGAGACGCTGTGATCATGATCTCCGCTCCACTTCATTTCCCGCAATAGTCATCACCAATGACTAAACCCCCAGCTGGAACAACCGGGGGTTTTCTAGACGCTTCGAGCTACAATGCTTGCAGGAAAGTCAGACTGTACTCACTCAACACGCCACGGTCAGCGGGTGACATGCCAGCCGCCGACGACGAGAACGTCCACGGATACAACATCGTCCCCGCAGACAGGAAAATGACCTTCGATGCGCTAGCGAAGCGCGTTGATGTGTCTGACCATATGACAAGACCAGTCGTCCCCGAGGTGGTGGACGTGCCCAGGCCGCATCCTTTCGCGCCCGAATCTGTGCCCCAGCACTGCGTCGCCGAGACCAAATAGATCCCATCGACGGGGGCAACGAGCCTGGGGTCATTGTCGCCAGCGTAGGCAACGTCCGCACCACTATTTGACTGCGAGCCAACAATCAGCCTGCCGTCCGAGTAGCTACGCAAACGTGTGAACGCGTTCGCTGGCGCGTTATACCACGGGCCGCTCCATACAAGCGACCCGTGAGGTGGGCGCGTCATCGACGACGACCCGAACACCGCTGTAGCCTGATCAGCGCTGAACACGCCAGCTGGCCCCTGCGGCCCGGTCGCTCCCGTAGCGCCCCTCGCTCCTGTCGCCCCCCGCGGTCCAGCGGGGCCACGGATATTGCCTGCACTAGTCCACGCCATACCGGGGCCCTAGCTCAGCTCGTACACAGTGCCGGTAGCGGTGTCCAGGTAGTAGTCCCCAGCCAGCGCCCCTGAAATCGAACCAGGCGTGCCGGTACCAGTGAACCACTTAGCGCCACGCTGCCCCGGATCGCCCTTAGGACCAGCACTACCAGCTGGACCTACTGGGCCCGTGGGCCCCTGGATACCCTGCTTACCGGCTGGGCCCGCCGGGCCTGCTGGTCCAGCGGGTCCACGGAAGTCCGTGCCCGAGCCGTTAGAGGGGAAGGTCGCGCCTGACCAGACGTACAGGTCGCCGTCAGCCTCGACGAGCCAGCCCTTACCCGCGTCGGCGGTTGTGAGGTTCTTAGGCAGATCGGCGTATGTAGCCACTTGACCGGCAATGCTTACGCTCTTGCCGTCGACACCAGCGGGTCCTTGTGGTCCAGCTGCGCCGCGTGGCCCTTGCTCACCAGCCGGGCCCTGTGCGCCGCGCGGGCCCTCTGGGCCAGGTTCGCCCTGCAGCCCCTGGGGACCGGGCTCACCCTTTGGGCCTCTCAGATTGCCCTTTTGCGTCCATGCCATGATCTATCCCTCTTCCAGCTCGTAAACATCGCCCGTGGTGGTATCCAGCCAGGTGTCGCCCGGCTTAGAGCCCGGTATCACATCCGGAGGTGTGCCCTGCCCCGTCCACATCACGGGGCCAGAGGACGCCGGGCCGGGGTCACCCTTCGGACCCACCGGGCCGCGTGGACCCGCTGGTCCTGGCGACGGGTACAGCATCGCATCGCCCACCACCATCAGCTCTGACCTCGACACTGATATAGCCACTGCCCTGCCTCCTATCGTCGCGTAAGGTGTCCCAGGCACATGAGGTGCCACTGGCCACCGGTTTTGATTTCGATCCGCGCTTCGGTGCGATCCGGTACCGTGTCCATGACGACGGCGGGGATGATCACCTCAGCTATGCCGTCGGCCACATCGAAGTGGTGCCGCTGAGCTCCGATGATCGCCACGAGCTCTTCCACGTCCCCGGCGAATCCGTAGGTCACGCGGAACTCCCTGCCTACGTAGTGCACTGGCTCCCACCGATACGGCAGCCAATGATGAGCGTTCTGAACCATTTACGACACCGGGTAGCTCACGTGCATGGTGATAGGGCCGACCGGAAAACCTCCCTTAATAAAGGGAACGCCAGTGCCTGGCCCTGGGCTGCCGGCGTTGGCCGCCTGATAGGTCTGAAGACGTGCGTTCAGCTCACTGGGGTTGGTAAACAGCAGCCCTCTAGTCCATCCCCGTTTCACCAACATCTCCATGTGCCAGTTGTAACTACCATCACCGCCATAGCCGGTGGTGTACAGGTGCCCCATAGACCATGTGTCTTCCTGCCAGTCAGCACACGCCACTGGAAGATCCATGGTGATGGGCCCGTTACCGAGCGTGGCGCCGGTAGAACCGGGGGAGATATAAACGTAGCCGTCGAGCATCCCATCTACGATCCGGTAGCGCGCCGAGGAGTCGCCGCCATTGCCGAGGCCAACTATCGTGCCACCACTCGTCCCATCGGGGGAGTTCTTTCCGTAGTAGCGCAACGTCGGAGTCCACGCACGCCACGGGTTCGAGTCCGTGCCCACAGCACGCCACACACCGTCATTATCAAGGCGTTTAGTGTATTTACCCTGATCAGTCTGGATAAACGTGCCCACCCGCGCGTCCAACCACGAAGGATTATTCAACGCCGAGTCACTGACACGCAGCGGTCCACCATCGCCACCCCAGCAGCGGTAGTCAGCAAAATACGACGCAGCCGTCGTACCAGCAGCACGAGTGACTAGGCAGATCAGCGCGTCATACATCACCCCAGGGATCCGGTTGATCGACGTCTCCACCGGCGAGCTGCTGTTATTCAGCGTGCCGTTGACAGCCACGAGTGTGGCCGAGTCAGACGCACCCTTCGACCAATCCACCCGCAGACACACCGCGAAGGTTTTCGAGCCAGACGACACCGACGGGATAGCTACCGAGTTCGACCCCGTCGCCCTCACCCTCGTACCAGCTACCAGCGCCGCACCAGTGGTTACGCTGACCGTGCCAGAGGAATAGGAGGGCTGTAGGTGTGTGGGGCTATCCACGAGAAAACGCGGCGCCAACGCCTGCGCCATATCCGCATACTGTGCTGGTCCGATCGTCGTATTGGCCGTGGCGACCGTGGTAAAAGCCATTTATGATCTCCGCTCAATCCTCGCGACCCTGCGCGCCGTATCGGCGGCAGTGCCGTAAATCGACGTGTCCAACGTGTCCGGGGTGCCCACCTTCGGGATGACCGCGAACTCAGACGGAGTGATCTTCACCTCCACAGCCGTGACGACCTGCTCCACCTCACCAATGACAGGCAGATCAATCACCGCCAGATCGCCAACGTCGTACTGCAAAGGTCGCTTGTCATCCGTGCCGAACTCCCAGACCGAAGACGCATCGACCGTAGCCTCGATCTCCACATGCGCCCCGGACCTCGACAACTCCACCGACGCCGCAGCATCCATCAAATACTCCTCAACGATCACGTCGAGGAACCCTTCGCGCGTCGCTGCCTTCGTATCCGCTTTCAGGTACGCCTCACGCCGGTTCCACGGCGACTCGGTCTCCACCCCCACGACGCGCTTGAACCGGGACGCGGCGAGGAACTCGCCATTTTGTACGTCGTTGCCGACCACCAGACGCGTCGTCGATGGACGCTTGCGCGTCACCCGCCACTCGGACACGTCCCCTGCGGCCTCCGACCAGCGCAGCCCAAGATCACGATAGGGGACGACGTCGATAACCACGCAGGGTTTGGTGAGATTTACGTCAGGGGTGGGTTGCGGGTCACCAGGCAGCCAACCCTGCACCCGCACCCTGTAGTCCGTATGGGCGATGACCTGCTTAATCACCTCAGCAGGCGACTCCCACGCACCAGTGAACTGCACATACGGTCCACGCCCCAGATTCGGCAGGATCACCACCGGATGGCCAGCAGACACTGACCCCACCCGTACGGCTTCCTTCACGACGTACTCCAACGCGCCGGATAATTCGAATTCCTCTTTCGCGGAGATCGTCACATCACTGCTCAACGAGGGGGACACCACCTCACCATCGAGCAAAGCCCACCCACCTGCGGCTGTCACGCTGAGCATGGGCTGACCATCACGGGACGTAGCCTCAGCCCTCACAGGGACACTCACGTGACTAACGCCGTTGATCCTCATGCCGATCAGCACCAGTCCGTCACACGGCAGCAGCGTGGCGGTCAGATCATTCAACGGCAGCTCAAGTTCTGCCGTGTCCGCCTCACGTTCATTGAACGTAAACCGCATCTCTTCGAACTCGCCGAGCTTTCCCAAGCGTTGGCCATCCCATGTCCACAGCTCAGCATCCACCGGGTCGTACTGCGCGCCGCGCTGCGTGTTATAAAGAGTGCTCACTCCAACCCCCTAGAATGCTCTCGCGTACTGCTCACGAGCAGTGACCATCACGGAACTGTTCGCCGACATGCCCTCCGCAGAAATCACCAACGGAATACGATCACCTGACGGCGCGGGGGCGAAATCACCACGGATAAATCCATAACGGTTCGATCCGCTGGACTGCTCCACCACAATCCGCTCCGCCGGATCGGTTCGCACCTCCACCACCTCACCTGCGGGGATGTCACCCGCATAGGTCAGCACACCAGCAGACGTGCCAAACCTCGGATTCGACAGCGGCCCAACCAGTGTCCACACCAGCCACATCGCCCCCTGGCCACGGTTATCAATCACCGCGTTCTCCGCCGTCGCAGCAGACGAGATATACAGTGGCCACCCAGCACCCTGCTTGCCGTAGAACGGGGTGCCAGAACCCCCAGTCATGGCCGACTGTTGGTAGGTGTAGACCTGCTCCACACCCTGCCAGTAGCCGCCATCACCTGTCAGCGCCCACAGCTCCGGCTCCGGTTCCTGCCCGATCCCTGGATCATAGGTGTACTCCGTCTCCGGCGACTCCCACAGTCGCAGCTTCCGCGACCTCACCGTCCCATCGGGGCGAGTGACGATCAGCTCCCCCAGGTGGAACGGCGAGTTTGCTTGCGACCACCACTCATGTGCGAGCTTGTAGTAGTCTTCGCCCGTGTAGAAGCCAGTCTCCGGCGACCATCCCACCGTCACCTTCAACTCATGGATGCCACGCTTGACGCGGCTGGACGCCCACTGCGCATCACCGCGGGTGAAAACATGTTCCAGCTCCGACCAGCCCCATCCTTTTTGTCCAAGGTCGAGCAGCACACCTTCGGTGCCGTCGGTGAGGTTCCACACCGTGCCTCGGTGGTCTTTCCATTCGACTTTCAATCCCATATGTGCCTCCTAGGCGATCCCGGCGCGGATCTGCGCCCGCAGCTGCATCGTCCGAACCTCACGCAACGGCGCGCTCATATCAGCCGCCAACAACTGGCCAATATGAATTGACGTGTCTACACCACCAGCAGCAGCGCCGGCGTTCTGCACACCGTTCACATCCGCTCGGTATCCGTCCAGGTTGGCCTTGGTTGCGTCCATCATCTTCTGTGACGCGGTCACGGCCAGCCCAGCCTTGTCGCTAATACCCTGGGCGAACGCTGTGCCGACGGATCGTCCGGAGTACAGTACCCAGCCTTGGCCTGCGAATGGTCCTTCCTTTGCTGGGGAGAACGGGAACAGGTCACGTGCTTTCTGCACCACAGAACCCACGGCATCGCCAACAGAACCAATCATCGACTTAATACCGTTGATGAAGCCTTGGATCAGCGCTTTACCAGAACCGATCAGCAGGGAGCCGATACCGGAGAAGATGCTCATGATCCTTGAGGGCAAGGTTGACACGAAGGACACTGCTTGTGACACACCGCTGCTGAACGCGCTGGCCACTGACGCCCACATCGACGCAGCCCTAGCGATCGCCGACGACGCGAGGTTCGCGAAGAAGCTAATGATCCGAGCGACGAACCCAGCCACTGCACCGACCACCGTGGCGACCATGTTGAGGAACCCGGAGATCACCCCAGCGACGAATCCGACAATGGAGCCCAACGCTTGGGCGACGAAGCCGATGATGACGGCCAACAGCTGTAGGAACACGCCAGCGACCTGGGCGATGATGGAGATCACCGGTGCGACGGCGGCGAGGATGTTTGCGAACGCGGAGACCACGGCGATGATCGCGGGTACGAGCGCGCTGATGACCGGCACGAGTGCGGAGATGATCGTCGTGGCAAGATTGATGATGATCGGTAGGATTTGCTGAATCACCGGCATCAGCGCGCCCAGAAGGATGCCTGCGATCTGAACAAGTGCAGGCAACAAGGGCATGATCGCGGTCATCAGCTGCATAAACGCCTCGACCAGTGGAGGCATCAGGGGAACGAGCGTCTGTAACGCTTGCACTAAAAACTGGCCAATCATCAACGCCAATTGCGTCAACACCGGCGCCATCTGTTGAATGATCATGCCAAACATTTGGAACAGAGGAGTCAGCGCCTGCAACGCCGTTGCCAAGACAGTCCCCATGGTCGTGGCGATGACGGTAACCACAGGCACGAGACTTGCAAATGTCTGGGCGAGAATACCAATGATCGGGGCGAGCGCAGAGATGACCGGGGAGAGCGCACCAGCGAACGCTGCCACCATCTGACCAATCGCAGGCAACAGTGGCGCCACCGCCAACAGCACCTGGTTAAACGCCGTGCCCAGCATCGTCACCGCCGGGGAGATCGCCGCCAGTCCAGCGCCAAGCCCGGCCACCACCGCCGACAAGCCCGGACCAATGGCCTGGATAAAGCTCGCGATCGCAGGTGCAACTGTTCCGCCGATAATCCCCGCAAGCTGCCCAAGCAGTGGCATGATGGTAGCCACCGCCGCGCCCATCGCTGTGAAGAACGTCGTCAACGTGCTCATCCCCTGAGCGCTGTTGACCCACGCGTTCGTGGAAGCGATGACCTGCCCCAACGTGCCCAAGAACGGCTGACCAGCCGCGTTCATCGCCGCGAACACACCAGAGACAATCCCACCCAACTGCTGCAGCACACCCCACAGCTGTTGCGCTTTCACCACCGCGCCTTCGAAGTAGGCCTGCATGCTGCCGTCCTGAAACGCTGCGGTCATCCTGCCAGCCCAGTCGGACGCCATCTGCGACATCCTCGCTGCCAAGCTCGCGAAGATAGGCGCAGCAGCACCACCGATGGCGACAATGCCCTTCAGAACGTCAGCGAACGCTGCGGACAGAGACGATGCTGCTGACGACGAGCCAGAGATGATTGCCCGCATCGCCTGCAACCCCGCACCCGACGAGACGAACCCCACCACACCAGAAGCGGCACGCCCCATATCCGTGGCAAGGCTACTCATCGCCGCCTTCAACGGCGCAACCACCGCCGCCAAATCACCAAGGTTCGTCAACTGCGACCAGAAGTTCTGCTGCACCGCCTCCCCAACGCCCTTGAACTGCTCCTTCAGCCCACGTAGTGCCGTGGCACCAGCCTGAGCTGCTGGGGGCAGTTCGGCAATCGCTGCGGCGAACTCTTCCGGCGAAGAAGCCTTTAGCGCCTCACCGAAGCCAGAAAAAGAGGTTTTCAGCACGCCTATGGCCATGGCAGCTGACCCCAACGCTGCGGGAGCCATAGCAGCCGTCAGCGCCGCCACTGGTGCGACAGCAGACCACGCTGCCGACGCCACGGCAGCGATCGCAGGAGCCAACCCGGCGACACCCACCGTCGCCAACCCGGCGATCGACGTCAGCCTGCCAATAGACCCTGCAGCACCGGCAGCACTGGCAGCCAACCTCGCGACACTGGAGCGGTCAAGATCCATCTTGACGTCAATATCGCCAGCCGCTTCTTCCGCGACTTTCGTCGCCCGCCTCGCTTCGGAGGCCAACTGTGCGGACTTCGCAGACAGATCAACGTCAACCTCACCAGCGGCCTTCTCCGCGTTAGCGACCGCACGGCGTACCTCAGCGACGAACTTTTTGTCGTCAGGCACGACCTTGATCTTGACCTTGTGGCTGCGCTCAATCCGTTCGAGGGTCTTTTTCAGATCTTCACGGAACTTCGTCGTATCCGGCAACACACGCACACTCGCGCGCCCCACGGTCACGCCACCCGGACCTGCCATGCCCTACTCCAGTTCCACTCGACCGCCGTTTTCAGCAGCCATTTTCCGGTACGCAGCGAACCTCGCTGCCCTTTCTCGACGCTTCAACCCAGCACGCCCCGGGAAGTCCTCCCACTCCCGATACGTCGATTTCCTCTTGCCCTGCGACGCCTGCATCGTCCGTAGCGCTTCCACAGCGTTACGCATGTCGAAGTGTAGGTAGTCCTGGTCTGTCCACCCCTTGCCTCCCTCGTACCCCTGCAAACGAGCCGCATAGCGAGATGGGCTGTGGTGTAGCCCTGCGATGAGCAGCAGAACCTCCGCCGGATCCCAGCTGTGGACGACTTCTGTCAGCCGGAGGCCGTAGACCTCTTGGAAATCCGGCACCAGCGCCGAACCGAAAAGCTCCACCTGCTCATGCAGGGCGATTAGTTTCCCAGCTTCTCCGCCAGTACGTTAAACGCCGCCATCACGGCGTTCAGCCCGTCTTCCTGGTCACATAGCCACTTCTCCATCGCGTCGCGATCCTTCGCCCGCTCCAGCACGAGGTTCTCCATCATCACGAGCATTCTCTCCAACTCTTCGATGTTGTCGATGACTTCCTGCTCATCTGGAGTCTCACCCTCGACCCACGCCTTCGGGACAGCCTTCTGCACCTCCGCCAGCTTTCGGTGCACGTGGAAACGAGCAGACGGCAAAGTGCCCTGCAGGGAGCGGAACTCCGGAAGATCAGACACGTCAACGTCAGGAATTTCCGTCTTCCCAAACTCTGGGCTGACAGTGCCCAATACGGGTTTCGGGTCAGTGATCGCGTCCTCCGGGACACCTGCAGAAACATCAGTCTGGGCAGTGGTCAAGGCAACCTCCACAAAAAATAGAAAAAACGGGTATGTCCCGCGCATATTCGCACGACACACACCCGCAAAGCGTGGTGCTAGACGCTGTCAGACGTCGCCATATCCGACACTTCCGACTGCTGCTGGAAAGCCGGACCAATGAAGCTACCCTTCGGCGCACCAGTCTGCTTCAAAATCGTGTACTTGATCGGCATACCAGCGAACTTCTCCGGATCCAGCTCAATGGAATCATCCGGGCTGGTCGCAGCCTTCGCGTAGTGGAATCCGAACACGTCGAGGCCGTCGATCATCAGCACCAGAATCGACACCTCGGTCGAGGCGTACACATCGGGGAACTCGAACCGGCCATCGGCCTGCACGACCTTGCCGGGGCCGAAGCGGTGAGTCAGAGTCTGCTCATTCCACTCAACCGCAGTAACGGTGATGGACTCGGTGATCTTCGTCTTCGTCAGACGCAGTGCGTCGTTCTCCCACGCGCCCTTCTTCTCACCACCATCGGTGTCGGCGTCGAACTTCGGCAGGTCATCCTCACTGGTGTAGCCGAGAGGCTGGAAATCACCGAGAGCACCAGTAGCGCCGTCAGCGACCCACTTCTTAATCGCAGTGTAGGTAGGGGATGCAGTGCCAGCCGGGGCGATCAGCACCGCACCACGGCCAGGGATGAGGACTGAATTGTCCTGATAGGCAGCCATTAGGCTCTTCCTTTCCTCCGCAGAATCGCAGAGTAGCTTGACGTCAAGGTCTCAGCCCCAGATGGGCTGTGGGGCGACAGACGGACCGGCTCGCTGTCACTCATGATGCTAGAAAGCTTCACCCCGTCGCTTTCATCCATCGACAACAGTGCGTCAGCCACTCGATCCGCTTCATCAGCGGTCTGGTCGTAGTCCGCACCCGTGGTGACAAGCGCAATGGTGGCGCTGAAGGCCCACCGTTGCCCCGGCAACGCACCGATCGGGCGCACGTTTGAGACCTGCACCACGGTCACGAGCTCATCTGGGGAGTAGGTAGCGTCTTTGCCCAACTGAATTTCCGAGTCCGGCAACAGTGACCGCAAACCGTCACGAATGGCCACCGCAGCGTCGAACCGGGCATGTGGTGGCTGAACCGTCATGAACCGCTCACCGCCCTCGTCAGATTGAACTGCCCAGGCACCCACTCACCCGACGAGCCATCGCGCTTCTTCGCGTAATGGCCGTACTCGATCACTGCCGAGGCAGAGTGGGTGTTCTCCACGAGGCGATCCTTAACGCCCTTCCTCCCCGGTACCGTGCGCACCTCAAATGCCGACGAATACCGTCCAGTGCGCTTGTGTACAGCAGCGTTCGCCTCAGCTTTGGTCTTAATCTCCACCGCAGCTTCCTGCAGAACAGGCTGAACCCCGGGGAGTTTCGCAATCTTCGTTCCCGCGCCCTTATACACGGTCGCCATCACGCAACCCCCTTTTCACACTCGTCTGACGCAGAGTCACCACGTCCCGCGCCGTCCTGGTTGATCCACGGTGCCGCTTCGGCTCACCAACCACGTTGTACAGCACCCCCTCAGAGTCAATGACCTGTGACAGGTCGTCGCCGGGGAAGCTGCGGCAGTAGAACCGCTTCATGTTCAGCACGCCTGTTTCCCCGGCTGCAGCGTAGGCCGCAATGTCATCCGTCGTTGACTGCTGCATCCTACCGATGCAGGTGATTCTCCCTATCTCGACGGGTACGAGCCTGCCCCGTTCACCCTCACGATTCTCCCGCAGAACGACTACGACCGCGTCCGTTGCACGAGTTTTCCCACGAAGGCTCATAGTCGCTCCTCATACCAGGGGAACCCGAACTCGGTGCCGTCCGGCACGTATCCCGTCCGCCCATAGTCATCGCCACGGTAGGTGCTCAACGTGCCGATCCCAGACTGTCGACGAGCACCCCGATACTCCAACAGGGTGGCGCGTTCGGCAGCGGTGAAAATCGCCGCATTCGTTACCGAAGCATCCAGCGCATAGGAATAGTCACCCTCGGACTCGCGGGTGAACCGATCCGGGTTGGTGTACAACCTGCGGGCAGCCATACCCAACACGGCCATCGCGCCCGGAGGCACATCCGCCGGAGTCGACCAACTCCTCCGCGTCAAATCCAACGCTGCAGCAGACACCATCTCAATCGCCCACGCAGCCAACCCCTCATCAATAACTGCCGTCTCCGAACTCAACGACCGTTCCAAGTCAGAGAACTCTACCAACCGTGGCCTCAGCGGTGCCGTCATCACAGGCACCTCCTTTCAACTAGAAAAGTGGGGTCACCCCAGTGACAACCTGGAACGACCCCACCACCGAGGAAAAACTAGGCCGAAGACCCAGCAGGTGCTACAGCCTTCTCCTCGAAACCAGACGTACCGGTCAGCTTCACGATGCGCTGCGCATCCAGCACGCTCGCACCAGCGAAAGTGTCCACCACGGCACGGTCAGTGAGGATGTTCGGGTCGTAATCCTGCAGGTAGCGCAGGGTGAAGCCCTCCGCAGACGCGGTGGAGGCGAAGCTCGCACCACGAGGAGCAGCAGTCGTACGGGTAACCAGAGTCACCGCGTCACGCTGCACCGCGTACGCAGCCAGCGGATCGATCGTGTAGTCAGCAATGATCTGGAAACCATACAGGCTACCGATCGTCGCACGACGCAGCTGATCAGCAGAACCAGACTCGTTGACCTTGTTCAGCAGATCCTGAGACAGCAGAGCTGCCTCCCAGCCGGAGCCAACGACGAGGAAACGGCCATCCATCGGCACGCCACGCTCACCAAACAGCTGGTGCGCAGCGCGGATGGTCTTCAGCACGTCCTCGTTGGTCTTCGCCGTCAGAGACGCAGCGGGGACAGTGACCTTCGCACCATAAGCGGCGAACTGGGTGCCAGCCTCACGCAGAGCGTTGAGGTCATCGTAGGTCTTACCGTCCTCACCGACCAGCTTGCCCTTAGCAGCCTTATCAGCCGCGGTTAGGCCAGCAGGCACAGAGTCGAAAGCGCCTGCCACGATCGAGTTGAGCTTCTCCGCCACGGACTCCGCCATCGGAGCGACCACCTGACGCTCAATATCAGTCAGAGTAAACGTCTGGAAATCGTCAGGGAGCTTCACCGCGTTGTACACCTGATCAGAGATGTTGACGCTGGTGTACGGCTCCAGAAGGTTGGAGTAGACGATCTGGTTCTCCGCCTTGCGATCATCAGCGGTGTAGACACGAGCCTTCTCGATGAGGATCGGACGCTTGACCGTCACGGACGCGCCGCGACCAGCGACGATCTCACGGGAGTAGTCCTGGTTGACGATACGCGCCAGAGTGGACTTGTACTTCAGCGCGGCCAGAGAGGACGTAGAGACCTGCTCCGGAGTGTACAGAAGATGCTGTGGTGCAGCCATAGTGTTCTACCTTTCGTAGATTCGCGCCCCGACCTTGGACAGGTCAGTGACGTCTTCGGGTCGATCACCCGACGCATCACCGCGACGCACACCGTCATCCGGGAACGCTCCCGGAATATACGGGTTAGCCTTGCCGAACAGAGGCTCCAACGTCTCCGCGTCCTTCTTCATCTCCTCAACAGACTTACCTTGAAGTCGCTTCGCAATCTCAAGCGGCAGGCCGGTCTCCAAAGCCACCTTCAACTGGTTCCGCTCCCGCTCGGAAGCAGTCAGTCGCTCCCGAAGGTTCTTATTCTCACGGTTCGTCCGTCGATTCTTCCGAAGAATCCGCCGCAGCTCATCTGACTGACCAGCATCGTCATCCGACTCATCATCAGAGTCATCGTGGTCATCATCGTCAGAGTTATCATTCTGATCCTGCTGATCCTCTCCAGCGCCCGGCTGGGGTTGATCCTTCTGCTCGTCAGTCTGATCACGCTGCTCATCAGTAGACGATTCCTGACCCGCCTCCTGGGCATCGGCCTGGACCTCGTCCTGCGCATCAGTGGTGATGTTCTCGGGCATAAAAGTATGTGTTCCTTTCGCGACCAAGGCGTTAGGTAAAAATCACGTGCCCGACTCCCTATGGTCAGGCCTCAAATCACATACTCATGCCCGTCTTCCGGTACCGATCGATCCTCGACAACAAGGCTCTATGCTGCTGCTTCAGCTGCATCACCGGCAGATCACGATCCCCCTGCCCCACACTCTTCAGCGCAGCGATCTCGGAGGCCACACCATTCGCTCGTATCTCCAACTCATCCGCATAATCCAAATACTTTCGCTTATCCCAATTCCCCCGACGATCCACAGGCTTCTTCCCCGCCTTCTCCAAAGCCTTCTGCTCCGCCCGCTCAGCCCGCTCCGAGGCTTTCATCGGCTCCGGACGCGCCCGACGACCCGACGACTGCCCCCTAACCGGCGGCTTACGTCTCCGCACACCCTCCAACGGCCCGTCGTAATTCTCCGGCAGCGTGCCCGACTGCCTCCACCGCTGCCACGCCAACCACGGATCCTCCTGACCCGACGCAATCTCCGCCCACTCCCTAGCCAGCTCATTCCCATTACCCGGCAGATTGACCTTCCCGTCGACCATGTACACCGGCTCCAGCGTGCAACAGCAATGGTCATGCACCTTAAACCGACCATCACCAGCAAACCGGGCATTCGAATCCCTAAACGAATCCGAACGGTACAACAACGCACCAGCCTGCTCCTCACCCGCGTAATACACACCACGAGATGCGAGCATCGCACAAAACGGGCACGGGTCAGCATCCACCACCCGCGCATACCCCAACGGACCATTGCCCCGGCGAACCTCGTGTTCGATGACCTGGCGGCCACCATCACCCGCGATCTTCGTCGCCTTACCCACCACGGCCTGCTCCGCTCGCTCCATCGCCTCCGACTCCGAATAACCCTTACGCGAGAGCGTCTTCAACACGCCACGAGACGTGCGCAGCAACGACTCCGCAGCCTCCGCAGGCGTATACTCCGACGGCTCCTCCACCACATCAGGCGCATCAGGAGCCTCCACCGCCTGAAACTCCCGCATATAATCAATCGACCGCAGCCGTGATGCCTCACGGAACTGATCTACCAACACCCCAGCAAACCGGGCGAACGCATCCGTCGACCCATCAATATCCGCATAATCCACATGCTTACGGAACAACCCCCGCACCAGCTCGGCGAGCTGCTCCACCAGCCGCACCTGATGTTGACGGTGCTCCTCCGTCAGCTTGTCCCCCGCATGGGTTCTAGCCACCGTTGTTCACGTCCGAGATCGTCGACTCTGCCTGGCGAGCAAACGACGCCGCCAGCGGGTCACGCTCCAACTCCTCATCCGACAGACGCTCCCACTCCTGCACGTCCGATGCCTCCACCGTCGGGATCATGCCCCACAGGCCACGAGCAGGGATCCGCAGCATCTGCGCGGCCTTACCCAACGCATCCACAGCCTGCGCCATCGACCGGACTTCCATGTCCTGCCACGTCACACGAATCATGTCATTCTGCGACAGTTCGTCATGCCCAGCCAGCTTCGCAGCGACCCGCATCACATTCGCATACGACGCCGACGCATTCTGCTGACGCTCATACACCTTCTGCGTCAACGGGGCACGGGCAGCGGCCAACGCCTCCGCCGACAAGTTCACGATCATGCCCGTCAGCGCATGCGCCGGGGTCTGCGACACCGCAGCCAACGCCTCAATATCCGCACGCCAACCATTCACAAACGGGTCCAACGCCGTCGCATCCAACGTCCCGAACGTCACATCATGCCCACCAGTGAGAATGTCCGCCTGGTCAAGCTTCAACTTCAACTCGTCGGCCTTAGCCTCATCCACCACACCAGTGCCGTCACCGTCCTCATCCAACACTTCAGGCATATCCAACCCCGTCGCGGTCTTAACCTTCCAGCTGTTGAAATGCTGCGCCAACATCCGGTCATAGGCTGTTTTATTAATCCGCTGCGCCGACGGGATAAACGGCTCCACCTCACCAATGACCCGACCATCCAAATCAAGCTGGTTGGCGAACCGCACCACCGGCACATACGGCAAATCCACCCGCGCCTGGCCAGACACCACCAAACCATCCATGTCCGCACCAGTGGACTTGCCATCCTCCAACAAAATCTCCCACCCCGGCACACGCAACCTATACCGCGTCACATCACCACGGCGCCCCTCCAACTCCAACGCCGCACTAGGAAACGGATCAGCCCCCAAATCCTCAAACTCCACCGCCACACGACGAGGAGACAAAAACCGAATCCGCGCAGAACGCTCCCCATACCGCTGCGCACCCGTCACCACCGCATACGAATGCCCATACGCCACCATCGCCCGATGATTACTGATTTGCTGAGAACGCATCCCATTGGCATTCCACAAATCCCACAACTGAGGGATACGACCCTCATCACCCACAATCGAATCCACATACATCGCCTGGACAACATTGTCCACCACCAGCTTCAACCACGGTGTGCGAGACAAGTCCCGCAACGCGCGATGCTCCCGAGTGGCCTTCCGAGGCACCTCAAACCCAGCCTCCAGCTCCGGACGCAGCCACGAATCCACCGCATCACACTCACGCTGCTGACGCACCAGCTTCGCATGCAGCCGGTCAAAAATTTGCTTAATCTGCATCGCGTCCATCTACGCCGCCAGACCCTTCCTCTTCTTCACCACGGGATCCATATCCAACCCACGCAACGCCAACGTCACCGCACGTAAAGGTTCCACACGAACCTCACCAAAGTTCTTCCACGTCCACGCAGTCTTCGACGTACCCACCAGACGACGACGCGCCGTATGCGCCGCATCATCCAACAAATCATGCTCCCCATGCAGCAACCCCGGATCAGGATCACCATCGGCATCCACCCGCACCACACGATCATAAAAATCAGCCGTGCCACGAGTGACATCCTTCGTCAACGCAAACGACACCGGCACCCCCTCATCCTGCAAACGAGGAGCCAACGCGGCAGCACCAGAAAAAGAATCCACCACCACACCAGCATGAGGCTTCTGCTTCTTCACCACACGCGCCACCTCATCCTGCACCCACGCCACCCCAGGCTTCGCAGCAATGATGTCCACCACCACACGCCCATCCTTCAACAAAGCCGCACCGGCCAGCACCGCCAAATCACGGTCTGCAGTGACCTCCAACGCCAACGACCGGCGCACCACCTTCGCCCCCACCAAGGCCTCCTTCGTCGCGAAGCACCGCGCCCACAAATCCACACCAATCGCAGCGTCCGTCGAATCATCAGCCCACACACCCAACCGCTCACGCTGGTACTCCTCCTCCCCCATCACATCCAGCTCCGCCTCCTGAATCCAATCCCACGACTGCAAATACCCCAAAGAAGGGTTCGACACCCGCACGGCCTCCTCTGACCGCCAATCCACCTGCTTCGGATCAGCAGACCACTCAAAATACGCCAAATGCTTATTCGACTCCGGCTTCTCCACCGCCTTCTGACGCACCTTGATCAACGTCTCTGAGTAATCAAACCCAGTCGACGAGGTGTACCACACCTGCGGAGACTTCCGCGACGACAACGTCGGCAACAAATCCGACACAAGCTTGCTCGACAAGGCAAAAGCCTCATCCAAAATCACCGTATCCCCCTGCAAACCACGGCCCGACGCCTTAGAAGAACGCGCCAAAAAATCCAGCCGGCGCCCATCCTTCAAAATGATCGCCGTCTCCTTCGAATCCGGCATCTTCGCAACCTTCCTCAACAGGAAAGGATGCTTCTCGATAATCTCCACCAACGCCTCATACTCATTGTGAGCCGTCTTAAACACGTGCGCCGTATGCACCAACCGCTCCTCCCCAAACAAAAAAAGACCAGCCAGCAGTCGCGCACGCACCACAAAATTCTTCCCATTCTGACGAGGCACCACCAACCCCACCTGGAAAGCCTCCCACTTCCCCGTCCGAGGCTGCTCCCCCAACGCATTCCGCAACACCAACTGCTGCCACGGCAACAAATCCATCCCCAACGCAGCAGCCAAATCCACCACATCCTCACCAGCAGACGACGACCATTCTGGCGCATGAAACACTGGCGGCACCTGCACACCCACAGGCTCCGACACCGGCTCAACCACCGACGACGGCACCACAAGACGAGAATCCCCCACTACGCCTCACGCCCCGCCAAACGCGCAGCACGCTTCCTAGCAATCTCATCCATAACATCAGTCTCCTGACCCCGCTCCTCAGCAGGCTTCAACACACCGATCTTTCCCAAAGCGATTGCCAATGCGGCTTGAGTCTGACGAGCTTCAGCAACCATGGAATTAATCACCACCTGCATCTGCTGAGTCCCGTCACGCAGCTCCTCAGGCTCACCCAACTCAAACCACAGCGTCGACTCCGCCGCCAACGCAGCCGAAAACCGCTCCAGGCGGTCCTTCAGCCGGCACGCCTCGGCCAAAATCGCCCGACCCACAGGATCCAGAGTGTAGGCCTCGCTAATCTCGTCCCACATCTTCCGCCCTGGACCCTTCAAAAAAGCTGGATACGACGCCCCCTGAGGCGGAGGAGACATCACATCAACCACTTCTCCTCCACGCTGCTCCTCACGAGCTCGACGGGACTCACGTGACTCTCCACGAGGCTTGACCTTCCCCGCCCGATACCTGCGCATATAATCCCGACGAGCAGCACGACACGCATCACACTGCTCCTCACCCCGCTTCGAATGCTGCCGATACCCCGCCATCGAGCCACACTGCCTACGCTGCTGAGCCGGTTTCTTAGCCATGCACCGGAGGGTACACACCACGTGTAAAACCCCTGTGATCTCCGACAGCCCAATTTTTTCCACCACAACGGTCTGCCGCAGGTTTGAGCCTCCGGCTCAACTTAGCCACACAGCCCCAAAACTAGACAACAGATCGACGTGAAAACCCCAGTTCACAGCCGGTCGCGCACGAGCATACCAATACCGGGAGGTGGTAGGTCTCCCGGCCATGGGGAGGCCTCCCCCTGGGGGTTACCAGTCGAGGAGTGTGTTTGTGTTTTTTGGGTTGTGTCCTTTGCCTCGGCTTGCGTTGCAGTCTCTGTGTGCTGGTCTGGTTTCGCCGTGGATGTCTCCGGCGCGGGCGATGGGGACGATGTGGTCGAGGGTGAAGGCGCGGGCGTGGTGGTGTGGGAGTTGCATGTTGATGGGATGTCCGCAGAGCCAGCAGATGGCTTGTTCTGGGTGGCGTTCTAGGTGTTTGCGGGTGCGTGCGACTGTTTGTTTCCAGCGCCAGTCTGTTTGTCGTGGCATTGTATTTCTCCTGTTTGTGCTGGTCAGGACTCAATTTTACAAGTAACGTACTAGTACGTTATACTGTAGATACAACAAAAGAGAGGAGGTGAGAGATGGACTACACAGACATCATCGCAACAATCACCCTGGCCGTGATGATCATCATCTGGCTAGACACCCGCAAAAAATAAAGGAGCCCCTCCTACACCCTACGTAGGAGGGGAACCTCCCCATCAACTTTAGCAAAGGAACAACCATGCGATTCACACTAATCGGGCTCTGCGCCGGAACAATCATGATCACCGCTGGAGCCTCCGCACTCTTCCTCCCCGCCTTCGGCATTGTCGGCATAGCCATCGACCACAACAACCGAAAGACACTCTCATGATCCCCATCATCCTCGACTCCGACACCGGGCGCGTCCTATGGCGATCCTCTGAGTGCGCCGATCATTGCAGGCTCGTACTGCGCACATGGTCATCGTACGTCTCCCACAACCGGGCGCCTGCCCCCGTTGGGCACCTTGACGCACGCACACCCCTCTGGGACGCGGAAGAAGTCAAGACCTGGCACGCCTCGCGACCATCTCAGAGAGCCTAGCCTCGCCCCACAGGGTTCTCACCTTTGCGTTCGCCTGGCCAGATGCCAAACACCTCATGGAAATAGTTACTGGCCAGACCTCTCGCATGCCCAGGGCTCATGTACTTGGACAGGTGAGCCACCAGTGTTGTCCACGGATGTGCAGCATTCGCCCACTTAGCAAGGCCTGCGCCACGAGTCCAGTAGTGCTCCAGCTTACGGGCTTTGTGGTCGCCGAGGTGTGTGTCCATACCAGGGATGGTAGGACGCGACTGTAGGGGCAGTTATGCTCCTATCCAAGGGGCGATGAGGGGTAGTGCTGCGAATGCCGCAATGATCAGTAGCAGCAGTGCTATTTCCCAGCGGCGCATGTCTCAGCCTTCAGGTTCTGCTCATAGATGTGCTCGGCGACGGCGTCCTGCAGCAGCTCCCACGGCTCCGACCGCAATACGCGGTACTTGCCGCGGATGATGTTGCTGATCGTGTCCTTGGGGATACCTGTGCGGGCGGACAGGCTACGCAGGGAGTCGTTGGGACGCGCGATTTGCTGGAGGAGATGCTGGGCTTGTTCGATGGGGTGTTCGCGCCGGGAGCCGGTGGTGGGTGGTGGTGGGTAGCCGGTGGTGACCCGGCGGTCATGGTAGGCGCAGAGTCCGATTTGGTGGCGGCTGTGGGGGTCGGCAGGGTTGGGGCATCCGTTGTGTTGGCATCGTGGCATGGGCGGGTGCTCCTTACGTGTGGGGGATTCTGTTCGCTTCGATGTCTGGCGTGCGGTCGCTGGTGATGGTGTCCAGGCTGTCTCTGGCGATCCCCTCTGCTTCGTCTTCGCTGTGTGCTTCGACGTATGCGGTGTAGGTGACGGTGATCTCGTATTCGTGCCAGTTGTTGTAGCGGTCTATTTGCTGCATGAGTGGGTCGGGCATTACTCCTCTTCTTTCGGGTCGAGTGGGTGCGTGTCTCCGTATTCGTCCACGATCTGTAGATCGCAGTGTGGGTGCTGGATCAGGAATGTGCGGAGTGTGCGGGTGAATTGGCTGCCGTAGTCGGATTCGTAGCCGAGGTAGCCGCCCTGGTGCGCGCGGTAGAGGTCTGCGCGCTGGTTGATCTCCTCGCGGATGCGGGGTAGGTTGCGGAGGTGCTGGCCTACCTCGTGGGGGCTTTGCAGTGGTGGGTTGTGGCTGTCGCATTGCAGGTAGAGGTAGGTGCTCATGGCGCTATGCTCCTGTAGTGGTGCGAGAGTAGGGCGAGGGCTAGAGGTTTGAGGTCGGCTCTAGGGATACCCACTTGGGATTGGTGCGCGTGTTTGGTGATAGATGCCCCGCCGGTGCTAAGCATGTAGACAGAAGATTGGTTCGCAAGCTGGAAGTGGACGGTTGCCCTTGGTAGTTCGACTTCCGCGGTGCGCGCCATGCGGTCTGCGTAGGCCAGGGCTTCGGCGTGGGTGGGAAAAGCGTATTTGCTGCTCCGGTATTGCCAGTTGCGTTCTGGTGCTCCGATCCACGGGTCGTCGCCGTGTGCCTCCATTGTGCGGTCGCGCCACACTTTCCAGCGGTTCATGCTTTCTCCCCTTTTCTGATTCTTTCCGGTTGTTGGGGGTTGGGCGGTATACCCAGTACGGGTCGGGGGCGAAAGGTATGTCCATGGGGTAATGGAGGGCGCGTTCGACCGTGCGTAGCCACCGCCACCCGTGCTGTTCAGTACGCACGGGACGCCACGCGAACCAGCGGTGCCACGGTCCGGTGCTAGTCATTGTTCCGCCTGTTCTGCGGGGGTTCTCACGGGCGCTTCCTTATCGGGTCTGATTGATTGCACAACGCCGTTGACCACCTTGACGGTCGCGTGTACCAGCTTCTTTTTTGACTCGTCAAAGTCATAGACCCGGACGTTTACGGTTCCCCGCTGGGGTATGTATTCACTGTCGATCCTGTCTCCGAGTCGCCATGTTTGTAGGGCTTTGTCTAGTTTTTTTGTTTGCCATTCGCGTCCCGTGCGGTCGATGAAACTGTCATACATTCCCATCGGTCTGCTCCTGTTCTGCGTGGTTGGCCGCGGCGAGTAGCATGTACGCTTGCTGCCGCGCGTCGTGTGGGCTGTATGCGACCTCCCCCACGTCGGGTATCCACATGCGCACCGGGCTAGATTCCCGAACTACCGTTGTCATGAGGCATCTATCTGATCGCCATACTGGGGTGCCGTTAGCGCTTGTCACGTCCGGCTCTGACAATTGCGGGGTGAGTAGTCCCGCTCTATCTAGTGCCCGGACTGCGTAAAATGCGGCGCGGTCGCTTGGCCGGTTGCTTATTTCGGCCTCTATGATCTTTCGCGCCTTATCGTATACGTCCATTTTCCCTCTTTCTCACTTTCGTGACCTGCGGTTTCGTAGTTTGTTTTTCAAAGTGCGAGTTGAAACTGTGAAACTGTTAGCGGTTTCGCAGTTTGTTTTATGAGTTAGCGGAGCTCAGCCTGCTTCCGTAAACTTCTGATATAAAATGTTCGCGCATATCGCGTCGGCTACTCCTTCGGGGAAACCGTTACTAATTAGCGATTCTCGAATAACGCCCAGAATCTCCCCCATTGGCGCAAACTCCATTTCATACTGCTCGCGCATAGTGAAACCGTGATTTTCTAGGTTCATTTAACCTCTCCATCCTGGTCTAGTCGGTTTGCTGCTGGATTACGTGCGGACATTGCGGCTCCTCGCTTTTCACATTCCCGATTAGGTAAACAGTGCCCATAAGGAAGATAGTGATCGTGACGGCACCTGCCGCTGCGAATTTCGCAGCTTGCTTATTCTTGCCGTCGATCCACCGCGATACTGCTGGCCATGCGGCGCCAAAGAAGGCGGCTAGGAATGAAATCGATAACAACACGATCAGCAGGACGTCAAGCAGTGTCATTTGCCCCATCCGCAGCGGAGTACGTGGCGGGTGGTTCCGGCCATCCCGGCGTTGTCTGTACTGTCGCCACTCTGTGCCCACATGTAGGGCAGGTGTACCCATGGCTTTTCGCCGGGCTTGGCTGTAACACTGCCTTCGGGTAGTGCTCCGTATTCTTCTTCTGTGGTGACGGTTTCCAGACCCTGCTCTGGCCACCTGCGTAGCGGCACCCCGTACTCGTCGCATTTCACGATGAGCACTCCGCACACCTCTACGGCGTGGCCTTCGCCGTCGGAGTTACGCACGCCTTCAACCACCCGCTCTAGGTATCTTTCGAGTGGGCGGGCTGGGATTAGCGGGGTGATGAGGGTGACTTCGTAGTCGGTCCACGTGGTCGTGTTCCCTGTTTTATCTTCGCCGGTTACCCATATGCCGGTGTGTTCCTTGACCGCTGGGGCGTTCGTTGTGCTGTCGTATCCGTCGTCTGCGTCGTCTGCGTCGATTAGCCATGCTTCGCCCACGGGGACGTCCTGCGGGCGGGTGGTTTGTTCTGGGAATGTGAGGTGGGCGAACTCCTCCGCTTTTTCGCATGAGACGCCGTAGTCTGTGACGTAGACAGTTTCGATCCAGCCGCCTATCGGACTATCTTCGGTGATGAGTACCTGTTTGCCGTCGCGGTTGGTTGCCCATCTGCCTAGTAGCCCGCTGGTGGGTTGTGTGTTGTTGATCTGGTCTTCCAGCTGTTCGATCTGCTTCGTAAGCTCTTTAGCCTGCTGCTTTAGTTCTTCCAGGCGCTGCTTGTTGGTCATGGGTGGGCTCCTATCAATTCGGCGACTTCCGCCGCTGTGAGTTCCTGGTGGGCTTGATCTCCTGCTAGGGCGATGTGAAGCCGGGCGAAAATGCTTATCTCGCCAGGGTGGTCTACGTAGAACCGGGCGGGGTTATTTTCGTCGAAGGACGCGTGGGCGGAGGTCGAGGAATAGACAGTCTTTGCCCCTCTCCTGCGCACCGTGACGATCCAATTAGGATCAGGGTATCGGGAGTGCTGTACCCGCTCGAACGGGCTGGGGTATTGGAATCCCAACCTCATTCTCCGTTCTCCTGTTCTGCTTGTGCAGCTTGTCTAGCGAGCCGTATAGTTTCCTCTCGCACCATAGACTCGCTCCACAAACGCCCCTTTGGAATCCAGCGGGGGCCACCCTCTAGTTCCAGGGTCCTCTTCGTTCCAGGCGCTTCGGGGTGCCATGCATCGCCGAAGTGTGCCGTGTCAAACCCAATGGTGCGCCCCTCGTGGTAAGTGATCTCACCGTGCACATCGACGTCCACAGCGGGGTTCGCTACCAGGTATCCATACTCCAGCCACGGGTGCCCTTCGGGGAGGGTTACGTACCCGTTGATTGAGTAGGGACCCATTCGCGTTTCGCACTCATATCCGTACGCAGTGAATTGGTGCAATGAGTGTCCGCTCACTTTCCCATCTCCTTATCTCGTGCTCGCTTGGCTTCTTCCACGGCTGCGAGGAGGGCGAGGGCAACGCGGCGGGCTTCGTCGTAGTCAAGTGCTAGTTCTTCGCCCTCATGCGTTTCAATGTCGATTGTTCCCAGGTCGCGGTTGTGGGTGACGCCCCCGTCGTTGTCGATTTCGCCCCCAATTGCGATCGAGTGGCCGGTGAACCAGGTGCTGAAAGTGTCGCGGACGATTGTGGGGGCGGGTAGGTCGTAGGTTTTGCGGGTGGTCACAGAGTGTCCTCCTTGGGTGCTGGTTGGTAGATGGGTATGGTGTCGTCGGGTTCGTACAGGTCGCAGTAGGTGACACTGCTTTCGCCGGGATCGGGGGTGATGAGGCCGGCGGTGTGGAGTTGGCGGACGAGTTCGAAGGTTCCTTCGCCGACTTCATCGAGGTAGGCGGCGATGTCGATCGCGCGGTCGAAGTTGGTTACTGGACGGTTCATGCTGCGCTCTCCATGAGTGGCGTGATAGTGATATGCGCGCCCGTTTTCTCGCCTGGCGCCGCCCGGCGCTTGGAGCCTGTGAGCCGGACGATCTGTGAGTCGTCGGCGTAAGCGATGCCGGTTAGTGCGTCGTTGATGGCACGGAGCAGCTTGTCTAAATCAGGCTTCTGCACCATCGGGGGCGCTGGCCTATCGCGCATAGCTTTAGTGCGTGGCATGACGAAATGCACGGCTACCGTCACAGCTCCGTCGATGGGTCGCTTGCAGACGAATCTGGCAACCTGCGAGACAGTGTCGCGCCATGGCTTGACCTTCTTGGAGGATTCCACGAGGACGATTTTTTGGCCGCGTCGGTAGGCGTTCTTTGACCCTTGTGGAGCTGGCAGGCCTGGCACGAAAAAGGTCAGGTCAGAATGGGGGTTCGTCATCGTTGCCTTCCTGCTGGTTTGCGGGCTGGTCGGCGAACGGGTCGGCCTGCTGTTGGCTGAAGCCCGCCTGGTTGTTTTGCTGCTGGTTGCCGGGCTGGTTTGTCGTGGCCTTTTGCACGCCTGCGACTGCCCAGCGGAGGTCTGGGGCGACGGAGTCGGCGGTCATTTTGATCTGCAGCTGCTCGCCGTTAGGTGACTGCCATGCGGTGGGTCGCACCTTGCCGGTGACGGTGACGCGCGTGCCCTTTTTGAGGCTGTGTGCGACGTTGGCTGCCAAGGTTCCAAAGCAAGACACTTTGACGGCGATAATGGGTGTGTCTTGCCACTGTCCGGTGGCGTTGTTTTTCTCCCGCTCACTCCATAGGACGGTGAGTCCTGCCCAGGGCTGGCCTTCGGCGTTGTGCTGCAGCACTGGGTCGCTGGCGAGGTTGCCGGTGATGGTCATGTGGGTCATTTTTTCTACTCCTTGATGGTTGGTTGGTCTTGGTTGGTGTCAAATTCGCTCTGGTTGGCGTCTCTCGCGGACTTTCCCGCCTCTAGCGCCCATTTACGAGTGAGGCGCTTCTTCGTTGCTTCTACGGCCTTCTGGTCGACATTCCCCGCTCGCTGGCATAGCTCCGGGGATCGCCCATCGGCGGTGAGTCCCATCTGCAGGTGCCGTTGCTGCTCGCGTTTCTGCCTGATCTGCTCGCGGACTCGCTGGTAATCCGGGTCGGCGGACAGCTCCTCATTGGCGCGCCACACCGCCTGTCGAAACAGCGAAGGCGTGATCTGCCGGTCGCCGTCATGAGTGCGGGTGATCCACAGCGCGGCTTCCTGAAACACGCGGGCGGGTAGATGCGTCCGGGCGATCACATCGGCGTAGACGGTGGCGACGATCTTCGTTTGGTGCTCATCCTCCATGCGGGGCATGTGCTGCGGGAGCGCGGCTTTGAGGATCGAGAGCACCTTGAAGGCGATTTGCAAGGCGTGGTCGTCGCTCATGCTTCGAGTTGCCATGGCAGCACCTCCGCGTCGACGATCTCCGGCTGGCTAGTGCCGTAGAAGCGGCCAGCGATTGCTTCCGGTGTAAAGCGGCTGTGAGGCGTGGTGGGGTTGTCGGTCTCCTCGATCGCTTCCCATCGGCGATCTTTGAGCCACTTGTGTGGGTGGGGAATGTAGCGCGCGTCGTCCACGCCGGGGTTGTCCGCATAGACGGCTGTGAGGCGGAGCAGTTCTTCGGGGGCGATGGTTTTCGTTGCTTCGCGCCATTGATTCGCTGCGTCTTTCTTTGAGGCGTTGCGTCGGCGTGGGTAGGTCTTCCACCATTCCTCGAATGCGGGCGGGTATGCGTCCGGTCTGCGAGCGGACGAGTCCGAACTTGTTTCGGACGATATATATTCCTGTTCCCTTTCCCTGTTCCCTTTCCCTGTTCCTAGGGGAACATTTCCTTGCGTTCGCTCTGAAGTTCCTTGCGTACGCTCTGAAGTTCCTTCACTGTCGGAAAAGCGCAGGTCAGGCATGGATTCTGGATCGTCGGGGGCTGGGCAACGTGGCTTTGCTTGACGTTGTGTTTTTTGATGGTCGTTCCAGCTCGGAATCGAGTAAAAAACCCTGTTTTTGTGCCTGTAAATCACGATTCCAAAGCCGTTTACAACTTCCTTGCAAAGGGAAGGAAATTCAGAGCCTTGCCTCTGAAGTTCAGAATCCAGCCAAGGATCCTCCTCCGGGAAGGCGAACGCGCGCAATTGAAGCATGTTCAATTCGCCTCTTCCGTAGTCGTCTGCGAAGCACCACATGGCTACATAAAGCAGCCTTGCTGTATGTGAAACGCTCGCCGTATCTGGCGACGTGAAGAACTCCGGTTTAATGGTTCTGATCCGAGCCATTAGCTTCTCACCTTCCTAAAATGGTGGCTCGTCCCCAGCGGGAAAGCCGGTCTCCGAGCGAGTGTTCGCGGGCGACTCCGGCGCACCCTGAGCGCTCCCCTGCTGCCCTCCACTGGCCTTGCGCACATCAACCTCAGCGAACAGCAGAGACGCACCGATTTCGTGCACCTCTATCTCTTGGGCGTATCGGCGGTTGCCGTCCTTGTCCTCCCACGACCGCTGATGCAGCGTCCCCTCGACGACTACGCGGTCGCCCTTGCTCAGGCTGTTGGCCACGTGCTCGGCCTGTTTTTGCCACACGTTGCAGGTCAAAAACAGCGGCTCGCCGTCGACGAACTGACCAGCCTGCTTGTCGTAGCGACGGGGCGTGGAGGCCACGCGGAAGTTAGCCACTGCGGCCCCGTTGGGGGTGTAGCGCAGTTCCGGATCCGCAACCATGTTGCCGATAACCGTGATCGGTGTGACACCGTTACGCATTAGCTACTCCCATCTGGTTAGCGGCCTCGCCCGCGAGCTCCGCGAGGCTATCCAGCTGCTGTTCCGTCGCGCCTAGGCTTGTAGCCTTATCCATCACGGCGTCCAGCAGCGGAGCCGGATCAGTGGATGCGTCCAGCTTCGACGGCAATGACTGCAGCATCTTCGATAGTGCTTCCACGTCCGTTTGGTGGCCGATCCACGCCATCAGCTTGTCTCCCTGCGACTGCTGCTTGGGGGCTTCCTTCTTCGCCTCCAGCGCTGCGCGTACCTGGTCCATGCCGCGCTGTTCCGTCACACGTTCAGCGGTGGCTTTCACTGGCTCCGGTGTGAACGCGGTGGGTTCCTGCTCGGTGTACAAGCCCATCAGCGCGCCAGGGGCCAGGATGCGCGCGAGCTCGCCCTGACACTTCGACCGCAGCATCTCCGTGGCGTTAGTCTTGTAGCGATTGTTTGACCCCGCGTAGCCCGCGGTCTTTGCTCGCTGGATCGTCCAGGTGACCGTGTGGACGTGTGGGTTGCCCGGCTTCGTGCCTGCCCAGGTCACCTCCTCGTCGGAGGCGTCGACCTCCCACATGCTGCAGCCAGCGTTTTCCGCTACAGCCTGCATCGCACGTGCGTACATGCCGGTCTTGCCCTTAATGACGAAAAAGGCCTCTAGTGCGCCATCAGGGTCGAAGCCGAGCGCTGCGCCTCGGATGATCGCCGCTGCAGCGTCTTCTGGCTTGTTCTTGTAGATCTCCGGGCACGCTCCGGTTTTGGTGATGAAGTCGGCGTAGTCGATGGCCATGGCTTTCAGTTCAGCGTGCTGGCGGAGTTTCTCAACGCCTTTGGCCATGAGGGTGTTCCCCACTGTTGCGGGGGTGTTGTTGTTCTGGTTGGGGATTGCAATGTCAGACATGGTTGTTTCCTTTTCTTGTTAGGCGTATCGGAGGGTGGGGTCGCCAATCGCGGCGGCGTACACGTCAGGGCGTTCAGACTTGAGCTTGGCGCTATCAAACTTGGTGGTTTGGTACGCAGGATCCTTCAGCAGGTGCTTGAATTCGGCGGGCACCCGAGATTGGGAGAACCGACCGGCCTGCCAGGACGCGAACCGATCACCACCGATGGTGAGCTTCGCAACGTCCTTGTAGTCCGCCTCGATCCGTGCCTTCAGTTCAGCTTCCCTGCTGGTGAGGGTGGCGATTTCCGACTGGATGGTCGTCAGCTCGATGACGTGCGGGTCGTCGGCTACGTCCTGCTCGCCCTCCCCTACCCGGGATTGCTGTGCTACCAGCTCGTCCAGGAGGGCGGGGTCGGGCTCTGGAGGGACATCGTTGCCGAGGGTGTCCACGAAGCTCTTTACCGCGTCGACGACTCCGGTGAACAAGTTCTCGTCCCACTCGGTCGGGTAGATTGTCGGGACAGTGGAGCCAACCTGTACGACGACATCGTGGTTGTGGATTCCACTGATCCCCATTTGGCTGAGTGCCTGGGCGCTTTCAGCGGTGGGTACTCCTGCAGCCCACTTCTCACGCGAGTTGGAGGTTTTGCATTCGATGATGTGGCGTTTCTGCCCTCGGTAGGCGACGACGTCGAGGCTGGCCATGTTGTCAAACGGCAGATCAGGGTCGGTGTAGGCGCGTTCGCGAGTGCGGTAGCCACGGGAATCGCGGCGTGGGGTGGACAGTCGCCACGTCTCTGGCTGCTTGTACTGCCAGAACGCTGCGAGCGAGTCCTCTGCGAGGTGCCCCCAAGCCAGGTGGTCACCCTCTAGCACGTCGGGTTCCACTAGGCCGGTCATTTCCTGCCATAGCTCAGCAGGCGTTTTGAACGGGGAAAGGCCGAGAATGATGGGGATTTTCGAGGCGGTGACGATCTTGCGCCACTCTGGGGTGCCTGGTGCGGGCGGATTGGGGATTTCGTGTGGCATGCGGGGTGTCCTATCGGATGTGGCGGGTGTCGCTGGTGATGCGGTCGCAGATCGCACGGATCGACTGAGCGTGGGCGTTGATGTCTCGGCGTAGCCGGTCACCAGCGGTCCCTCTGGTGGGTTTGCTTAGCCTGCTGACCTGCGCGGAAAGCTCACGGTTGCGGGAGCGCAGGAGCGTGATGCGGTGTAGCAGCTCGGCGACGTAGGCATCTGGAATTGTGTCGTGGGTGAGCAGGTGGTCGTGCGTGGTGGTGACGAGCCTGTCGAGAGGCATGTCACGCAGTTGGTCGGCCAGTGATTTCATGTGGGCTTTCTAGGTCAGGAGGATCACGCAGATGAGGATCACGCCCATGCCGACGGCGAAGCCTAAGCTAAACCAGAACGGCGGGGGTGGGGTGGAATCATCGTGGTCATAGGGATCAATCAGAGGCATCAGACGAGTACCTTTCCGAGGTGCCAGGCGACCTGGAACACAACGAAGGCGACGATGGTGGTCAGTAGCGCGATCACCAAATAGTCGGCGAGATGCACCCGCTGATCCTTGTCCAGCTCGTACGGCATAGCGTCATCGGTGTAGTCATCATCCTCATCAAGCCACTCGTCAATCTCACTGATCAGACGTCGCTGCGCCCCCTGGACCGTCGGATGTGACGGCGGGATTACACGGTTCGTGATTGGTGTTTCATCGTGGCGACTCATGCGGCAACCTCCGGGAAAAAATCAAGCAACTGACGATAGTTAATGAGGTAGCGTCCGCCCCTCATGGTCTGTGTGGCTGGAAGCTTGTCGGATGCGCACCACTGCCACACGGTTTGACGGTTCCGCCCACTGAGTGCGGCGAACTCGTCGATGGTGAGCATTCGTTTACGCTCGCCCAGGACGGCTTCAATGTCGTCCATCAGGTCGCGGTATCTGTTACGATTCATGGGTGTTTCCCCTTTCAGATAAGGTGACACGAAGCCCCTCCTTTTTTCTGCTTGGCGGTAGGTAAAAAAGAGGGGCTGTTTTGTTTCGTGGGTTAGGATTTTGGGTATGGCAAACCCAGCTCAACTTCTCCTCGACATATTCAATAAATGGAATGAGGAGTCCTCTTCAGCAAAAATCAGCCGAGGAGATGATGACCTGACTGAACACATGCGGGCAGCTCAGCTCATTGAACAGATCGGTGAACTGTTAGACCGTCTAGATTCGACAGGTGGACAAACCGAGGTATACCGCCGATATCTTCCACAATGGCGACGGATTCTCTTCTGCTATCCAAACAGCTGGGGAACCATTGGAAGCGCTGCTATCCCCCAGACACCACGCGATCATCTCAGCACATTGGCATTCATGCTGCGCGACATAATTACCGCGCCACAAGCCGATAAAGTGGAGAGCCTCCGGTCGTATCTTGATGTCATCATTGAGGAACTGACGCAGGATGGTTCGCTACCAGCGAGTGTTAAAGATTCCGCGTTCACCGTCATTAACCATATGCGGTGCTGTATCGATGATTTAGAAGTGCTTGGCGATTTCGCATTTGAGCAATCCTATGAACGTTTGCTCGGCGCGCTAGCCATCATCTCCTTGAAGAGTGACGATAAGTCCAGGTGGAAGCGTGTGTTCGATAACTTCGTATACCCGTATGCTGTGAATAACCTTCCGTCATTAAGCTCGGCGGGCAACACTATTAGGGAACTGTTCTCCCCTGGGGCTTAGACAGGAGGCCTGCAAGTACCTTGCTCCACAGTCTGAGTAAGGGCTTGATCTATCACTTGGCCAGATGGATGCCCTTCCAGGACTCTCTGTTTAATGCGTTGCAGCACCTCATGAACAATGAGGCATTCCCTAGTAGTGAGATTTCCTGGGATCAGCGTTGTCAACAATTCCTCCTCCCGTGATTCCGGCGTGTGGTTGGTGAAAAAGGGGTGCGCAGCGCGCGAGGCAGTCAGAAAGGGCCTGCCCATAGTGGTTGCTTAGCCGGGGAAAGCAGGTCGGCACCGGCATTTAACGCACCCCTAGTGCCCACAGCGGGAGTCGAACCCGCCTGCACGTCACACAGCACGCGCCAAAAATCTGGCGTGGCCGGTGATCGCGTGCAAAAACCAATATGAGCCTAAATATTTGTATTCGCGCTCGTCCGCTACCTCACCAGTCGGCGCAACCCGAACCAGTGGTGTAGAGCAGGGCATACAGGATCACGGCGCGTCTAAGAACCAGCGCTCACCCGCATGTCATCCCGCCCCGTAATAAGACGGCGCTATGCACTATTCAGTTGTCAGATATCGTGGCCATGTGGCCTTGTGCCCGGGCGCGGAATCGAACCGCACAAAAACCATTCGGGCTATTGCCTGTCAAAGGACAATGGGGCGATTAAGGTAGACCCCTTTTTTAAGTTGCAGACGATATGAACTGGGCGAACATTCTCTGGAACTGTTCGACCGCCATAAACTGTGGCGATCATGTGGTCTGTGCAAATCGATTGAGGTGCTGCCCAATCGAGTAGTTCCCCGCACAGGTAGCAGAACTCATACTCAGCAAGCGTCTTCCATAAGCCATGAATGTTGTACTTGCGGGACTCATAAGCCCTTTGCCTACATGACCTCTTGCAGTACTTTCTTGGCCTATTGCTTGGGCTTTTCGGAATTAATTTGCCGCAGTTAGCGCATGTCTTGAGCGTTTTCTTTTCTGTCATTGCCACCTCCCTTCAGTGCGCGAATCCTTCAGTGACGCATGGTTCATTCCATAAGCGCGGAAATCTGCTCGTCGATTTGCACCCGCACCCCGCGGAGATCCTCGACGGCACGGTTAATGGCGTCCATGTCGCGGTGCTCCTTCAGCAGTTCATTGCAGATGTGCGACTCGTAGCCATGCGCGAGACTCTGTAGATAGTCGAGTGAGTTTGTCATGTGCACTTTCTCTTCTCTTATGTCGCGGGCTCGTCCGGGCTTCCCCTCCCAGACGAACCGGAAACGATCGATCGATTTAGAGGATTTCGTCAGCGGACTTAATCACGCCATGACGAACAAGCGTCTTGATTGCAGTCAGCACTTCACCAGCTTGAGAGCCATTCACCTTCTGCTCATCACCATTCGGCCACTCAACCGGAGCGGACTTCTGAACAATCGCCTTATAGCCCGCATCCTGGAGCAACTTCACCCTGGCCACCGCAGACGAACGCGATTTGAACCACTTACTTGTATCCGGCTCGATCCACTTATTGGTCTTGAACCGTTCCACGTACTCCGTGGATGGCTCCCAACCAATGGGCTTGCTCCACTCGATGCGCTCCGCTTGGTCGCGCTCGTCGAATGCGTAGTACTGCTCAAACTGTGGCTCTTCAACGATGTGAGCACGGTACAAACTTGTTTCCTTCATCATGCGGCCTTTCCGGGGTTCAACTCAGCCCCGTGTTCTTCGATTGCTTTTACGATCCATTTCCAGGCGATGTCCTGGCCTTTTGGTGATAATTGCGGGGTTGTGAACGCGTGCCCGTTGTCGGCGACCCCCTTGGAGTTACGTCCCCACCCGCTTCGGACGGCTTGCCGGGTGATCTGTCCAGAATCTGAGCGGCCACCGGCGATGAGCATTCCCTTTCTCGTGAGCAATTCACGGACTGCGCTCTGTTTGATGTCCATGCCGTGGGTGTCGCCGTACTGCTGCACTTCGCGGTAGAAGTCTTGGCGGCGCTTCCACTCCTTAACCTTGGAGTGTGCATCAGCTTTCGCGATTTTCGGGGCAGCAAGTTCGAGGCGTTTAGCGTTGCGCTTCGACTCCAAGGCTGCTGCCTCGGCGCGCTCGTACTGCTCTGCAGCAGCCCGTAGCGCCTCTGCATAGTTCTGAGGCACCGCCGGTTGCGATGACCTCGCCTGCTTCTCGCATTCAATGAAGTACTGACGAGCTTGCTTACCCCGCTCCGTCCGCTGGAGCATGGAAATCTCTTTAGCCATATCCAGGGTGAGGATGTGGTTTAGCGCTTCACGCTCTCGACCGAGCGAATCTTGTACCCGGTCAATTTTGACCGCGTAGTCTTTCCCCTCCTCAAAGCCATAGGCAACCATTCGCGGGAACCAGTGACGGTATTCCGCTCCAACTTCGAGGAATTGGTGTAGGTCTCGCCCGAGGACGGCCTGAGTCTCACCATTCGTGGTAAGTGGGATAAGCTGGGTGTTAGCTCCGTCATGTGCACTCATGTCGGGGCTCCTTTCATGTTTAGGGGCATGTAAGTGTTGGGGTTGTGATTCACTTCCAATGGGTTCGTTTATTAGGAAGTGAGGTGAAAATGATTGACAAGATTCGAACTGCGAAAGCTGCTGCCGCTTGTGCTGGATCAGCTAAGACAGCTGCTGCGTCAGAATATGAACGGCAGATGGCTGAAGCGTTGTTTTATCTAGCGATTGCGATTGCGGAAGATTTTGATCAACAGCGCAGGTCCAGTAGCTAACGCGTAGGCAAATTCAGCTGCCCGAGCCTCGCGGCGGCGTAGCTTTTCGTTTCGCCAGGTGATTGCATGTTGCTGGCGTAGCGTTGGTCGCCACTCGTCGCGCGTCGTGCCGGGTAAGTTGTTGCGATGTATTGCTTGGAGTTGGTGGATCACCTGGGGGAGGATTTCCCATTCGATATGGATCCCTTCAGGTGCTCCATCAACATCGAGATTGATACCTGTCGCAGCGGGGTCGATGTTGAGCTTCCCGATTTTCATGTTCGCGTTCCTTCGTGTTGGAGTTTTCTTATGCGGCGATTCGGGCTTCGGTGAGGATCATGTCGTCAAGAGCACGGCCCGTGATCTTCTTAAGAACCATCAGAGTGGTCACTGCTGGGACCGTTTTCCCATTGAGGTAATTGCGGACAGTAGTTCCAGACTTTCCAATGAACTTCCATCCGAACTCGTCGGGGGACGAGCATCCGGTTTTGTCTATTGCTTCATGGATGACGGTTGGGTCAATTCGCATTGGTTTTCACCTCCTGGGCGTTATGTTGTGTGCTTCACTTGCGTGGGGATACTTCCCCGGAAAGTGAGGTGATTAGTTATGGACGAGATACGCCACCACATCCCGGAAGATGGGTTTGTTACTCGCGAGCTTGTCAATCTGATTAACGACATGATCCGAAGAGGTAAGCCTGATTCCGAGGTGGTTCACGTTGCCCTTCAAGGCCTGTTCGGAGTCGTTGGTCAGTTGGAGGCTGCCCGTCGGCAAAATTCCGACTAGTTGGGCTGCAGCGTCGCATATCTTCGCTTTGTTCTTGTGCCGTAGTTTCATTCCGTACAAGTGAGCGAGGATGTGGACGTTTTCCTCTGTTGTTCCTCTTGGCGTTGTGGCGCCGAGGGGGGCTTTCTCTGTTCGCATTAGCAAGTTTCACCTCCCTAGGTGTGTAGCTCGTTGCTTGCGTTAGCACCATTATGCACACGTTAGCCATTTAATGCAAGCCAGAATGCGAAACGTTTTATTTGCGCTGGTCAGACGTTAGCGAAAAGTTGCTAACGCTCGTTCATGTGAGTAGTATTTGAATCATGATCCACAGTGAATGGTTTGAACGAGTCAAAGAGGATTCAGTACGAGGAACCGCAAAAACAATCGGCATCCCCCAACGCACCCTCGCAGCCCAGCTAGACAAAGAGAAGCTGTCCCCCGAAAATGTCATTGCAATTGCAATCGCATACGGCCACCACCCTGTAGGAGCACTCGTCGAAACCGGCTACCTCGACAAAAAATGGGCAACACAGGTAGACCCCATCCACGCCCTCCGCACCGTCACCGAAGACCAGCTCGCAGACGAAGTACTACGACGCATGAAACTCGGCCAAGCAACCGGCGCGCTCGACGAACCAATAGACCAACTCGCCGCTAAGCGTGAAGCGAAAAAATCGAACACCACCACCCCCAGTGCCGGTCAGCGCCCCTACGATGACGGCATGCCTTCAGACGCAGTAGCAGACAGCTCCCCAGAAGTAGGAGGCACCCCAGATGACTACGAACGATAAACACGACCAGATCGCCATCTACACAACCGAAGACGGCGCAGCACAGGTTCGCCTGCAACTTAAAGATGGCACCGCTTGGCTAACCCAGAAACAAATGTCTGAATTATTCAACGTAGGTGTCTCCTCCATCAGCAAACATCTCAAAAACACATTCGACGAAGGCGAATTAAATCGAGAGTCAACTGTTGCAAGATTGGAAAATGTTGGAGTTGAGCAGGGAAGAACTGTCACTAGAACAATCGAACATTACAACCTAGATGCCATACTCGCGGTCGGATACCGAGTACGCGGCCCCCGCGGTGCACAGTTCAGACGATGGGCAACCGAAGTTCTACGCGAATACCTCGTCAAAGGATTCGCCATGGACGACCAGCGACTCAAGAACGACGGCATCGACACTCACTTCGACGAGCTACTTGAACGCATTCGCGAAATCCGCGCATCTGAACGCCAGATGTTCCGCAAGGTTCTCGACGTCATAACCGAAACCAGCGACGATTATCACGAAGTGAAAGACTTTCAAGAGGTCAAGAACTTCTTCGCTGGCATTCAAAACCGGCTGCATTACGCAACACACGGCAAAACCGCTGCCGAACTCATTTGGGAACGAGCAGATAACACCAAACCAAATGCAGGACTCACTAACTGGGATGGCGAAAAACCTCACAAGAAAGACATGACCATCGCCAAAAACTATCTTCACGAAGACGAAGCCAAACGCATGAACCGGCTTACCTCCATGTTCTTGGACTATGCAGAAGACCAGGCCGAAATGAAGAAAACCCTTCTCCTCAAAGATTGGGTGAAGAAGACAGACGCTTGGCTTGTGTTCAACGAACGGCAAGTCCTCCAAGGCTTCGGAACACGGCGGATGTCGCAAGCTAAAAGCAAAGCACTTAACGAATGGGCCGCTTACCAGCGGCGTTTAGACAGCGAAATAAACGAGATCGACATGCGCCAGCTCGAAAGTGAGGTACGGGAGCTCAACAAGGCGAAGAATCGAGGTGAACCGTGACCTCGATCCATGACCTACACGACATTGCCAAGCTCCTGGGCGTGGAGCTGCGACACCACAACGGCCTGCCCAAAGGCTGGTACTCCCCCAGCCTCCGCGTGATCTCCACCATGCGCGACATGGCCGTATGGGACTACAAGACCACCCTCGCCCACGAGCTCGGCCACGCCGTTTACAACGACCAGAAAACCGGCAATAGAGACTTCGACCGACGCCAAGAAGCGCGGGCAGACAGGTTCGCCGCGAAACTCCTCATCAACGACGACGAACTGAAACACCTCGCCCCATGGCACGGCAACGACTTCCACAGCCTCGCCATCGACCTGGAAGTAACCCCACACATCCTTGAGATCTACCTCAAGGAACGACCCCACATCCTGAAAGGACTAGCAGCATGACACGACCCACGCCACGCACCCGCGACCAATACCTCAACTGGGTACGCGCAACCGTAAATTTCTCCACCCAATGGAACTTCAACCACCAGCTCACCCAGAACACGAAAACGCTGGCAGATCTCACCCACTCAATGGAGGGCTACGCCCGAGTACGGGACGCGCAAGGCAACCTACCTGCCGCCCAAGTGCGCCCTCACATCACACTCACTCCCAACGGTAGAGGCAAACTGTATGCCGATTACGACGGGTGGTGCAACTGCGGGTACATCCACGAAGAAATGCAGAGTGCGTGGCGTGACGTGTTTGATCTCTGCGAGGAGATCAAGGCTATCCCGCACGGTCTTAAAGGGCTGAAAATCTCCACTCGTATCGTCGTCTACCGTGATTCTGGTTCATGGGCTGCTGCGGTCGCGCTTAGTGACCCACAGGAAGTGCTATCGAAACTAACTTCCGCCCGGAATAGGCTTTCTCGGGAGGCTGGGTTGTATGGCAGCGAGAGCTGGGAGGAATACCTCCGCTCCCGCTATGGGCAGTAGATACAAGTATCCCCGGGCACTGGCACGCATATCGACCAAGCGCACATGACGTCACGAAAAGCGCCCTAGCTTCCCAGCGTCGGTCACTACACCGGGAAAGCTAGGGCAAGGCGTCAGCAGCACAAATACCGACAAGGACTAATCTAGCATGGCCTCCATCAAGAAGTACGCCACCGCCAAAGGTCACATGTGGCGCGTCCAATACCGCTCACCAGACGGCAAGGCACGCACCAAACGCGGATTCGCTACCAAAGCAAAAGCCCAAGCATGGGCAGACAAAAACGCCGCCAAAATCCACACAGGCGAATGGCAACAACCAGAACGATCCACCATCACAATCAACGAGCTCATTGACCGTCTTTTCCGCATCTCCGAATGGAAGCCCTCATGGCGCGCCCGGCTCGCCACAACCGCCGACACGCACGTCCGACCACAGTGGGGCCACCTCACACCACAGCAAATAACCCAATCCGCTGTTCGCGACTGGTTAGCCAGCCTCAAAGTCGCCGACTACGCACAGAAAGACAAAAACGGCCAGTGGACGGGAGCGATGAAGCCCATGAGTGGATCATCAAAGCGCCACTGCCTCACCGCCTTAGCGGGTGCGCTTGACCTCGCTGTGACAGACAACATCATCCGCACCAACCCCGCACGCGGGTTCCCATTGCCGAAGAAAGCGAAAAGCCCACAGCGATTCCTCACACGAGACCAAGTCGCAAGCCTCGCTAAATCTGTAGAGCACCCTACTGTGGTGTGGGTTCTGGCAACCACTGGAATGCGGTTTGGTGAGCTTGCCGGGCTACAGGTGGGGGATATTGATTTCAAGGCAAAAAGAATCCACATCGAGCGTAACGCCGTGTGGGTCGACGGAAAATCCGTTGTTGGCACACCTAAGACCGAAGAACAGCGCACCGTGACCGCCCCGGAGTTCATTTTCACTATGCTCCGTCGCCACTGTGCGACCAAGCTGCCGTCTGCATGGGTTTTCTCTAATGGGGCGGAACCAATGCCCCGTCCGTATTCGTCGAAGCACTGGTTCCAGAGGGGAGTTGCGCAGTGTGTCAAAGATGGGGTGCTGCCATACCGGGTTACGTTGCACGATCTTCGGCATACGGCTGCCTCGCTGATGGTCAGCTCCGGGGCGAACGTGAAGTTAGTGCAGCGTCAGTTGGGGCATGCAAGTGCTGCGATGACCCTCGATACCTACGCTGCATTGTTTGATGATGATTTGGATGGGTTGCGTGGTCGGATGGATGAAAGTTTTTCTGGCGTCGTCAGTTTGTCGTCAAATTTCTAG